AGATCATGCGGCTCGTGGACCTCGACGGCTTCGAGGTCGACGAGAAGGGCGCGGTCAAGGACGCGAAGAAGCTCGCAGACGAGGCGGCAAAGGAATGGTCCGCGTTCGTGGTGACTCGGCGCACCGAGGGAGCAGACGTCCCGACGCCGCCGACGGTAGCCAACGGCATCCAGGGCGCAGACCCGGCGATCGCCAAGAGGCTGGCCGAACGGCACGCGCGCCTGTACGGCGCAGAACCGCAGGGACAGGCAAAGGAGAACGCATGAGCCACATTTCCAATGCAACCGGCTACGGGTTCGCAGCCGGCTACTTCCTCGCGGATGACGAGAACTGCATCCGCGAGACGATGACCATCGCGCAGAACCACGCGCAGGCGGTCACCCGCAACGGCAGGACTATCGTCCCGATGGGCGCGATCATCCCGACGAACGACCAGTACGCGGTCGGCATCCTGTACGAGGACGTCGACGTCACCGAGGGCGCGCACGAGGGAAGCGTGGTCGTCGCCGGCACGATCTACCTCGACAAGCTGCCGAAGGCTGCGGAGTCCGCCGCAAAGTCCGCCATGACCCGCATCGTTCAGATCACCAGCAGCCCGACCGTCGTGCGTCCCGAGTACTACGAGCGCGACGCGCTCGCGGCGATCACCGTCGCCAGCGCCGAGGGTTCGGCGAGTGGCAAGACGGCGATCACCGTCAGCGGATACACGCCCGAGTCGTATGAGAGCTACGTCTACAAGGCGCAGGCGTCCACCGCTCCCGCCGTCGCATTCGGCGACGACCTGAGCGCATGGAGCGCCTGGGACGGCTCGTCAGACATCACCGCGACCGACGGCCACAAGATCACCGTCGCGTCGGTCGACAGCACCGGCCATGCGCTGGCCGCAGGCAGCGCGACCGTCGATTCCAAGGCTTAAAGAAGGGAGGCTAGACTATGCCTAAGCAGTTTCGTGAAGTATACGGCATGATCGCCGAAGCCGACCTCCTGCAGACAGGCTTTTACGTCTCGCGCCCGAACGACCCGCTTGAGGGCCTTTTCGAGACGCGCCAGAGCGACAATCTCGTCGCAGAGTGGTACACCATCGCCAGCGAGTACCAGATCCCGCAGATGGCACAGTTCCACGCGTTCGACACCATCGCCCAAAAGAGCGAGCGCGCGCCCATCGACGAGCGCAATATCGAGAAGGGCTTGATCAAGGTCAAGCGCAACACGAGCGAACTGCTCCGCCAGCTCCTCCGCCGTGGCGTGAGCAACGAAGAGAAGCTGTATGACTACGTCATCGACGACAATGCGCAGCTCTCCGACCAGGTAGTGACACGCGCCAAGGTCGCCCGCTCCGAGGCCCTTTCAACCGGCACGGTGACCATCGCCGAAAACGGCATCAATGAGACGATCGACTATCAGGTTCCCGCAGACCAGAAGAACCTCGTGCTCGACGTGGGCGCCGGCGCGAGCACCGGCATCATCGAGCAGTTCGACGCCATCGTCGACGCCGCGACCGCCAAAGGCGTCAAGCTCACCGGCATGATTTGCCCCCGCAGCTTCGTATCCAAGCTCCGCAAGAACGCCGACTTGCAGAAGGCCATCAGCGGCACGCTGCAGGCGGGCATCATGCTCAGCAATTCCTCACTCGCCCAGTTCCTTGATGATGAGTTCCAAATCTCGCGGATCATCACCAATGATCTGACCTACTCGCTGCCGTGGACCATGCCCGCGCAGAGCGCCACCGCAGCCGACGCCACCGAGCGGCCCGTGACCGACGTCCGCCGCTACTGGCCCAAGGACCGCGTGACCTTCTTCGGCACCGTCAATGGCATGTACCTAGGTGCCGACCTCTGGGGCGTGCCGCCGGAGATCGAGATCAATGGCCTCGGCGCGACCGTCCAAGGCTCCACGGTCAGCCCTTACGTGTACGTCACGCAGTGGGCCGAGAAGGACCCTGCCGTCGTGTGGACCAAGGCGAGCGCGCTTTACATGCCCGCCATCTACGCGCCGCAGTCGCTTTTCCTGGCGAACATCGCCGAGACCGCGGCCGTCAGCGGCTAAGGAGCAACCATGTTGCAGGCCGTCTTGGAGTACGTGAACAACTGGTTCGAGCGCGACATCTACGCGGGCGCGTGGGAGATCGCCGACGGCGCATTGACCGCCAACCCGGGCATCGCCGAGGGCCAGTACTACCGCATCGTCGGGAGCGTCTTCAACGACGGCCTGCACCGATGGCCCGCGACAGGCGAGCAGCACCCGGAGTCGCTGAACGACGAGCGCTTCGTCGGCGAGGTCCGCGCGCTCGCCGTCCCTGGTTCGGTCGTCGCCCTTGCCGGGGAGATAGCGCAGTGGTGCACCGACAACGCCAAGGCGCTCGGGTCGCCGTACAGCTCCGAGAGCTTCGGCGGCTACAGCTACGTCAAGGCCGACGGGTCGAAGTCTGGAGCAAACGGCGGCGCCGACGCCTGGAAGGATCACTTCCGGTCGTCGCTTAACGCTTGGAGGAAGCTGTGAGCCTGCTCGAAGAGTACATGACCGCATGCACGCTCATCGAGAAGACGCGCGTGGCGGACGGCGAGGGCGGATGGACGACCACATGGGTCGACGGCGCGAGCTTCGACGCGGCGATCACGCTCGACAACTCCACGACGGCCCGCGTCGCCGCCAAGGAGGGCGTGACGAACCTCTACACCGTCACGACGTCGCGCGGCTTCATGCTCGACTTCCACGACGTCTTTCGCCGCGAGTCTGACAAGCAGGTCTTCCGCGTGACGAGCAACGGCGACGACCGGCAGACGCCTCAGTCGGCGACGCTCGACATGGCGCAGGTGAGCGCGGAGGAGTGGGTGCTGTCATGACCGACGCGGCCGCGATCCAGGCGTTTTTGGCCGGCTTCTCGATTCCGGCGATGGCGTCGACGGCCGTACCGGCTGATCAGCCGTACCCGTACCTGACGTACGACCTGCCGACCGGCGAGTGGGCGGGCGGCGAGCTGACGATCACCGTGGACCTCTACTACTACGGCGACTCCGAGGCCGTGCCGAACGCGAAGGCGCGCGAGATCAGGACGGCTCTAGGGATGGGCGGCGTGCAGCTCGCAACCGACCACGGGACGCTATGGCTCAAGCGAGGCTCGCCGTTCTCGCAGCCGTGGCCGACGGAGCGAGACAAGGTCAAGGCAAGACGAATCAATATCGACGTCGAGTATCAGACGGTCGGTTAGGAGATACGATGAAATATACCAAGGTAAGCGCGGACGCCTTCAAGCACCTGCAGCTCAATGCGGGCGTCCTGCTCAGCTCGTTCACACCGGCACAGCCCGCCGTCGTCGACTCCAACATTCTGGGCGAGACGAGCGGCGGCGTGAGCTTCAAGGCCGAACCGGAGTTCATCGACTTCGGCGACGATATCGACAACGTGCCGAAGAACACCAAGGAACTCAAGCGCATCGACAGCATGACCGTCACGCTGAGCGGCACCTTCATCAGCCTGACCGCGACGCTCGCGTCAAAGCTCGTGGGCGCGGCGGATGTTTCCGGCACCAAGATCACGCCTCGCCTCACGCTTGCGTCTGCCGACTTCGCAGACGTCTGGTGGGTGGGCGACTACTCCGACTACAACGACGACGTCACCGCGACCGCTGGCACCGGCTCGTCCGACGGCACTGCTGGCTTTGTGGCGATCCGCCTCATCAACGCGCTCAATACAAATGGCTTTGAGATCAAATCCGAAAATAGGGGCAAGGGAACTTTCCCATTTGAATTCAACGGGCATTTCTCTATTTCCTCGCCCGAGACGATACCGTACGAGATCTACGTCGCGCCCGGTTCCGCCGTGGTGAACGGCGCGTCGGGCTAATCGAGGCAATGGAAGGAAGGATGAATCATGGGACTCGGTGACATTAAAGGAGAGCGCGTCTTCGAGGTGTACGCGCAGATCGTGCCGCACATGGCCGCGATCGCCAAGGACAAGGACGTCCGGGCCGCTTACGAGATCGACGTGAAGGCCGGAGACGACCCGGCAGAGCTGATGATCGACGTGATCGGCAAGCTCCTGCCGCTGGCGATGACCAGGCACCGCGACCACTTCGCCGCCATCTTCGCGGCGATCGACGGAACGGACGAGGACGGCCGCGAGGCGACGGCCGACGACTACAAGGTCGACGACATGGCCTCGGCGCGCGACTTCACCGTGCGCGCCAAGGCGCTGCTCTGCGACAGGCTGTTCCTCAATTTTTTACGCTGACAGCTGCGCGCGTCGGCGAGCGGGCGGCATATCTCGCCCTCGGCGAATACAGCGGTCCCGCGTCGATGGGACCGCTTTTGCTGTACGCCTGCGCGCGGATGGCGGAGCTTGAGGAGAGAGACGCATACAGGGCGTACGTCGCCGAGTCCGTGCGGATGATCCCGCAGCGCAAGTGCTTGGCCGTCCCGTGGCACGAGCTGGTCAACGGCAGGCTGGAGCAGCCGAAGCCCGGAAGCGTGGTAAAAAGGCTGGTCGAGCGCGGCGCTTTCACCATGGAGGGCGAGTATGGACCTGCTTGATCTGTATGTGAACATAGGCGTCAAGGATAACGCCACAAGCGAGATCAAAAACTTCGGCAAGTCGGCGAAGAAGGCCGTGGGCGGGCTTGCGATCGGCGCAGCCGTCGCGACGGGCGCCAAGGAGCTGGCAGACTTCGCCTCGGAGTCCGTCAGCGTCGGCATGGAGTTCGACCAGGCCATGTCGCAGGTCGCCGCGACCGGCGGCATGACTATGGAGGAGCTGGAGGACAACGTCGTCTCGACTTCGACGGCATACGGCGACTTCACCGGCAACCTGCGCGAGTTCTCACAGTTCCTCGGCAGCAATACGGCCTTCTCCGCGACGCAGGCGGCGGAGGGCCTGAACTACATGGCCTTGGCGGGCTACGATGCACAGACGTCGGTCGAGATGCTGCCGTCGGTGCTCAATCTCGCAGCCGCCGGCGCAATGGAGCTTGGCGACGCCTCCGACATGCTCACCGACGTGCAGTCGGCGCTCGGGCTTTCCATGGAGGAAACATACACGCTCGTCGATCAGATGGCGGGTGCGGCGGCAAGCTCCAACACCAGTGTGTCGCAGCTAGGAAGTGCACTGCTTACAGTCGGCGGCACCGCCAAAGACCTCAGCGGCGGCACGCTCGAAGCGGCGACGGCGCTCGGCATCCTTGCGAACAACGGCATAAAGGGCGCCGAGGGCGGCACGGCCCTGCGCAACATCCTTCTGTCTACCATCCCGAAGTCGGACGAGGCGGCCTCCGCATTCGAGCAGCTCGGTCTGAGCTTCTACGACGCCGACGGCAACATGCGCCCGCTCAATGAAAGCTTCGGCGACCTCGCCACGAGCCTCTCGGGCATGAGCGCCCAGGAGAAGACCGAGGTCCTGTCGGCCATCTTCAACAAAGTGGATTTGAAATCCGTCGCGGCATTGCTCTCCAACTCGGCCGACGAGCTGGATCAGGTGGAGATCGCGCTTGTCGGCGTGGCAAGTCAAAGCGACGACTACGAGCAGTTCTGGAACGGCATCATGGACGGCTTGGACGCGACGGGCAAGGAGTACGACGATCTGCGACAGGACGTCGTGGATTCTTTGGACGACCAGGGCCACGCCACCGATCGGACCAGGCAGGTCCTTCTCGATTACGGCATCAGCGCAGAGCAGGCCGACTTCATCATGGAGCAGCTCGGCGACACCGTCGTGTCGTCGCAAAGCGGGTGGGACGGCCTCGAAAAGAAGATCGCCGGCTCGTGGACGACCCTCTCGTCGCTGCAGCAGTCCATGCAGGACGCGGGCCTCGACATGGGCGATATGCGCACGAGCATGGAGGACCTCGGCATCACGTCCGACGAGTTCGACAGCGCGCTTGCGTACTGCAACGGCGACGCCGAGTTGTTCGCACAGATGCTCGCGAACTCCGCCGACGAGGGCGTCTCGCTCGACGATGTGATCGGCACCATGGGCGGGAGCCTCGGCGACGTGCAGACGGCCTTCGACAACGCCACGGGCGCGGCACAGCAGATGGCCGACACTCAGGTCGACAACCTCGCCGGCGACATTACGCTTGCCAAGTCGGCGCTCGAAGGATTACAGATCGCGATCAGCGACCATGTGTCGCCTGTCCTTCGCGACTTCGTGCAGGCTGGCACGACGGCCATCAGCGGCCTCGCCGCACTCGTATCAGGCGATCAGAAGAGCGCCGATGCCAAGTTCAAGGAACTCGGCGAGCAGATCGGCGCCACGTGGGACGACATACAGACCGGAGTCGACGAGGCCATCCCGGCGCTGCAGACGTTCTTCGAGAACCTGCCCGGAAACATTCTGACGTGGGTCGGCGACCTCGCGAAGACACTATCGGACAGCGGAACCGATCTGATCCAGGGCTTCTTCGACGGATTCGGCACGGTCGTGCCGATGGTCGCGGACTTCTTCCTCTCCCTGCCGACGACGGTCGTCACCCTCGTCGGCGACGTCATCGAGACGCTGCTGCCGGCGGGCGCGGACCTCATCCAGGGCATGTACGACGGCGCGACGGGACTGCTTGACGGCGACTTCGGCGACTGGCTGACCAAGTTGCCGTCAACGATCCTAGACAGCATCGGGAGCCTCGCAGGGACGCTGATCGACAGTGGCGCGGACCTTCTGTCTGGATTGATGGCGGGCATCGCGCAGATATCGCCGTCGATGCTCGGATTCTTCGAGTCGCTTCCCGGCGTCCTCGGCGGCATGCTCGGCGACCTGGCCGGATATCTCGTTGACAAGGGCGCCGACTTCATCGGCGGATTCTTCAGCGGCACCAGTACGAGCGAGGCCGCACAGGGCCTCGTCGACTTCTTTGCCGGCATCCCTGACACGCTGCTCGGCCTGCTCGGCGAGGTCGAGACGTTCCTGTCGACTGCCGGCGAGAACTTCCTACAGGGCTTCGCCGACGGCATGGGCGTGCCGAAGGAGGACGTCGAGAAGCTCTTCGCCGACTTGCCGCAGACGCTTCTCGACAAGCTGGGCGACTTGACCGATTTCCTCGGCGACAAGGGCGGCGACCTGATCGGAGGCTTCATCTCGGGAGTCACGACTGGCGCGGGTGACCTCGTGACGATGCTCGCGGGATTGGGCGGCAATGCCATCGAGTGGATCGGCGACACGCTGCCGGTCCTGGCGACGCAGGGCATGAACCTGCTGGCCGGCTTCTACTCGGGATTCTCCGAGGTCCTGAACGGCACCTTCAAGGACGACATGTCGGCGTTCTTAGAGCGCGCGGCCGGGTTCGTCGGCGAGTCAATCGCGACGCTCGCAGGCGCCGGCATAGACTTCATCCTCGGCTTCATCAACGGCGCGAAGGGAGAAGAAGACACCGAGGGCGTGAATTTCTTCGGAACATTTTTGGATCTGGTGAAGCAGGTCATCACGACCGGCATCGACGTCGCGACCTTCCTGGGCGAGATCGGCACGTCGCTGATATCCGGATTCCTCGACGGCGTCTCGGGCGGCAAGTGGACCGAGATCAAGGAGTGGTTCGCGGCGCTGCCGCAGACCATCGTCGACAACATCACGGGCGTCCCCGAGGCGCTGTTGGAGACCGGCAAGAGCCTCATCACCGGATTCTACGGCGGCGTCATGGAGGTGTTCGGCCTCAGCGAGAGCGACGCAGGGACCGTGGTCGCGTTCGCGTCGAACCTACCGTCCAAGATCGTCGAGACGATCGGCGACATGGGCGAGACGCTGCTGCAGGCGGGCAAAGACGTCATCGACGGGTTTCTCGACGGGGTCGCGGCAATCTTCGGCGGCGACGGCGACACGACGGACGAGACCGTGGCGGGCTTCGTGCTGGGCATCCCCGGCAAAATCGCGGCCTTCGTAACCGAGATCGACCCGATAAGCCTGCTCTCGCAGGCGGGCACGGACCTCATCCAGGGCTTCGTGGACGCCTTCAACGACTTCTCGCTGCGCGACTTCATCGTGGGCGTCTTCGGCGAGCTGGGCGGGGCCGTGTGCGACGTACTCGGCATCCAGTCGCCGTCGACCGTCTTCTACGACATAGGCCAGAACGTCGTAGCCGGTGCGCAGGGCGGCATCGAGGACAACGAAAGCTCCCTCGACGGCGCGCTGACAGGCATCGCCGATGGCCTGCCCGCAAACTTCGCCGACGCCTACTGGGCCATGCACGACATGGGCGCGGGCCTCGCCACCAGCTTCGAGGTCGGCATGTCCAACACATTCAACCGATCGGTAGCGCAGACGCTCGCGGGCATCGCGCAGACGCTCCCGTCCTGGTTCGGCGGCTACTACACGCTATGGAGCGCGGGACAGCAGATCATGGCCGGCCTGGGCGACTCGATGGTGTCGTACTTCAACTCGACCGTTGCCGCGCAGCTGCAGGCCATCACGAACGCCATCCCTCAGTGGAAGGGTCCGCTGGATCGCGACCGCGACCTGCTTACCGCGAACGGCGAGGCGATCATGGGATCGCTCGTCGCGGGCATCGTCAATGGCCGCGAGGAGCTGCAAGGCGTTTTAGGCGGCATTACCGGCGACATCCCGGGCATGGTTGGCGTCGCAACGACCGGCGCGGCAGGGACGTCGGTCACCGTGAACATGGAGCGAGCATTCGAGGGCGCGAACCTGAGATTCAACAACCGCAAGGATATGGAGGAGTTCTCGGAGACATTCGCGCAATATACGGCCGAGGCGATCATGGGGAGGTATCAGGTTGCCTAGCACCAGGACGGCGGTCTACTTTGACGGGCACTGCCTGTCGGACTACTTTCACATCACGAACGTACAGCGATTCCCGGCCGGTCGCAAGGTCGGGACGCGCGCCGTCGGCGGCATGGACGGCGTAGCCGTAACGTCGGTGAACATGCAGCCGATCACCATCAAGATGCAGCTGAACGCGCTGCAGTCGACGAAGGCGGCGAGGCGCGAGGCCATGCGCACGCTGTACGGGTGGCTCGACGTCGACACTCCGAAGATACTGAGATTCACCGACGACGACGGGCTGTACTACCTGGCGATCCCGTCCACCATGGGCCAGCTCAAGGTGTGGCAGACGGCCGACGCGATAAAGGACGTGGCCTTCTACGTGCCGTGCCCGGTCATGTACGGCACCGACCACGAAGTAAGCGTGAACAGTGGCGCGTCGAAGTCGATCACGATCGGCGGCACGTACCCGGCACTGCTCAAGGTGACGTCGACGGCGGCGGTGCGCAACTCCACGTCGCACGCCTGGGGCGTCACGGCCGACGGCGGAGCGTACATGCGCGTCGAGCTGCCGTCGTCTTCGTCCACGGCGGTCACGATCGACCCGGTGCAGCGGGTGGCGACCGTGGCCGGCTCGGCGGTCCTGCCGACGATAGCGTCGGACTGGCTAGAACTCGCGCCGGGAAGCCACACCATCACGGAGCACGGCACCGGCGCCTACAAGCTGATCTGGACGGACAGGTGGGTGTGAGATGGACGCGAGCAGAGTCATCGTCTATAGCAGGAAGGACGAGTTCGTCTGCGAGCTTGCGCCCGCCGACGTCTTCGAGCGGGAGCGCACCGAGGAGCTGAACGGCAAGCACACCATGAGCATCACGACCACGCGCGTGCTCGAACACGGGCAGCGCGTTCTCACGCGCGACGCGACCGGCAAGTGGCGCGAGCACGTCGTGTACTCGGTGGACGAGGCGCATCAGAGCGGCGATCGGCCGATAGGCACCTACGGCCTCGTCTGGTCGTTGCAGTTCGATCTGTCTGGCGTCACATGCGACACCATGCCCGGGACGCAGACGCAGGGAGGCGTCGCACCCGGCACCGCGCTCGCGTCGCTTCTCACCCACACGTCGCGCTGGGCGGTCGGCACGGTCACGGCGACGACGTACGGCGCCGCGAGCTTCTACAATCTCCAGGCGTGGGAGGCGCTCGGCGTCTTCGCCGAGACTTGGGACGCCGAGATCGACGCGCAGATAACCGTCTCGGACTCCGGGGCGGTCACGCGCGCGGTCGCCGCACTGTCGCACCTTGGCAGCGTCGACGCGGTGCGGCGGTTCGACTACGCACGCGACATGGCCGGCATCCGCAGGAGGATCGCGCAGTCGGTCGTCTACGCGCAGATCGTCCCGCTCGGCAAGGGCGAGGAGGTCGTCGACCCGCAGACCGGCGAGGTCACCGGCTACGGCCGGCGCATCACCATCGAGAGCGTCAACAGTGGCAAGCGATACCTGCGAAACACCGACGTCGCGAACGCGATGCGCCTGCCGGACGGTAGCGGCGGGTGGGAGTACCCGGAACTTATCGTGGTCAATGACGAGATGACCACGCCGGCGGACCTCCTCGCGTGGGCGCAGTCGGTTCTCGAAGACTACACCGTGCCGAAAGTCACATACACCGCCGACGTCGTGCAGCTCGCGGCGGCCGGCATGGACCCGCACGGACTGGCCCTGGGCGACACCGTGCAGTGCGTCGACAAGGGATTCGGCGGCGGCGGGCTTCGCGTCACGGGCCGTGTCACTAAGCTCGTCGTCAACGAACTGGACCCTGCGGCGGACACGAAGGTAACCATCGGCGAGGCCGTCGAGGACGTCTCGTCGTACTTCCAGGCCATCAACCAGAGGCTCGCGTCGGCGCAGAGCCGGCTGGAAGTGCTTGGAGCAGGCGCGACGTCGACCGCCGAGTACCTGAGCAACATCATCAGCAATCTGAACGACGAGATCAACGCAACGGGTGGCTACTGGTACATAACCGAGGGCCAGGGCGTGAGGACGTACGACACCGCAGTCTCCGACCCTCTCGTGGGAGCCGAGGCGTCGGCGGTCACCGAGATGCGCGGCGGCACCCTGCGCTTTGCGAATTCTCGCACGGCGCAGGGCGCGTGGGACTGGAAGACGATTCTGGTTTCGGGCCATATCGCCACGGAGCTGATCACGTCAGGACAGATAACGTCGGGATTCATCGGGTCGCCGAGTGGGAACTACTGGAACCTTGACACCGGCCAGATGAACATGCTCTCGACGGCCACCATCGGCGGCTACACGGCCGGCACAATCGTAAACACCGCGAACGGCGCAGCGAGCGCGGCGGCGAGCGCAACGACGACGGCGAACAGCGCGCTCGACAAGGCCAATGCCGAGGTCGGCGGGACGAACCTATTGCTCGACACGGACGCCGGGTCGCTGACGAAGGTCGCCGCGACGGCGAACAGATACTGGTCGAAAAAGACGGCCTCGGGCGTCACGACGTCGATCCAGTCGCTGAGCACGACGGCGCGCCCGGTCGGAGGCGTCACAAAGGCGGCGCAGCTCGCGTTCAACGCGAGCCAGACGGCGAACTATGCCGCGATCTGCTTCTATAGCGGAAAGGCCGTGAAGCTGATCAACAACCAGAAGTACACCGTCTCATGCTGGGCGAGGACGACGACAGGGTCGGGCCAAATATGGTTCCAGTACGGGCAGACTGCGTACAAGGCGTCGAAGAAGCTCGCCACTTCGACCACGTGGAAACGCTACAGCTTCACCTTTACCTTCAAACAGACAGACGTCGGCGGAACGAACGGCGCGCGCGTGTACTTCTACGGCCAACCGAAGACGGCCGCGACGTGCACGCTGCAGATTTGCGGCATGAAGCTAGAGGTAGGCGGCAAGGCGACGGACTGGTCGCCGGCGCCGGAGGACACGAGCCACAGCGTCGCGGCTGGCGTCGAGGAAGCGGAGACGTTCACGGCGGCGCAGCGCGCTCTGCTCGACGAGTCGTTCAACCAAGAGAAAGTTTTCAACCGGCTCGTCACGAAAAGGAACGGCCAGAAAGCGCAGGGCCTCATCCTTGACAGCAACGGCAACCTGTACATCAACGCCAGCTTCATCAATGCCGGCACGGTCAACGCCGGCATCATCAAGGCCGGCATCCTAGCAGACAAGAAAAGCAAGAACTTCTGGAACATGGAAACGGGCGTGCTCAACACGAAGGAAGCCACTCTCGAGGACTGCAAGGTGAGCGGCTCATTCTCGTCGGGAACGACCACCAAGGTGCAGATCGCAAGGAAGGCGAAGGACGGCACCATCAAGTTCACGAAGGGCAACGCCGAGACGCTGACGATAGACGGCGCGCTCAAATTCACCGACGGCAACTACGGCGCCCGCATGACGTTCCCGAAGTACCTGATCCTGCGCGGCCCGGACATAGCGGTCGACGACAGCGTGAGCGGCACCGGCATCGTCGGTGCGACCTTCACACTGCAGGTGCTCATCCCGACGGTAACCGGAGGCTCCCAGTCTTCGAAGAGTGGCGGTTTCAGCAAGCTGACGCCGTCCGGATGGAGGCCGTCGGGGCCGACGTGGCGGGTCCTGAAGCTGCGGTTCATCAACGGCATCTGCGTAGGAGCGGCATTAGACGCGACGAAGTAAGGAGGGATCATGGCCGACATAGTGGCTTACGAGGCCCAGTGGGTCATCGAGGAGGAGGTCGAGCAAGAGCCGCAGGTAGTCGAGGACGAGGGCGGCGAGGACGACGGCGAAGGAGGCGGAGAATGAGCGACGGCGTCGAGGAGCTGGACGAGGACGAGGGCGGCGAGGAGCTGGAAGAGGACGACGGCACCTGGACCGACGAGGAGGGCGACCCGGAGGACCCGGAGGACGAGGAGGACTCGCCGCCGGTCGACGAGGGCGAGATACCGAAGCCGGACGACGAGGATTGGAGCGAGACGGCCACCACCGGCGTCGGCCGCGTCCAGCAGCACTTCACGTCGCAGCCGACGCCTCCGTACTACGTCGGCGACGACTGGACCGATCAGAATGGCGACGTGTATGTCTGCATCACCGACTCAGACGGCGCTTTCGACGCCGACGACTGGAAGCTGATCGCGGACGTCGAGGTCGTGCCGCAGACAACGACCGTCACGCGCACCGTCGTGGAGACGATATCGGACTACAGCGCGGCGTCGCTCGACGCCTACGAGGACAGCGGCGCGACGGCGTGGGCGGTCTATGACAATGGTACGCGCGTGCAGGTGCTTTGGTCGCAGGTCGTCGACCCGTCTCCGACGTCGCCGGCGGCGA